GTTAAAATAATATAACTAAGGAGAAAATATGGAAAAATTAGATAAAATTGTTCAGATCCCGTCAGAAGACAAGATGAATCTTGAAATCGACCCAAGATCTAAGACAACAGCTGATGGTTCTTTCAATGAAATCGCAAAAGGCGAAGAAGTTGAAGTTAGAGGAACTAAAAGAATGCTGAAAGAAAAGTCTAAAAAAGCTAGGTGGATCTAAATGTGGTTTTCGGCAATTAAATTAGCCGTATCTGCTGGAAGTAAGATTTACGCTAACAAACAAAAGACTAAAATTGCTATGTCTGATGCACAGCTAATGCATGCGTCTCGTATGGCCGAAGGTAAAGAAGCTTACCAAGGAAAATTATTAGAAGCACGTCAATCAGACTGGAAGGACGAGGCAGTTTTGATAATTTTAAGTTTGCCCATAGGAATTTTGGCGTGGGCAGTTGTAAGTGAGGACCCAACAGCAATGGACAAGGTAAAACTGTTCTTCGAGATGTTCTCGGAGCTTCCAAAATGGTTCACTAATTTATGGATCCTTGTCGTGGCGAGCATTTATGGTATAAAGGGTACACAAATATTTAAACAAAACGGAGGAAAAAAATAATGGAAAAAACTAGTACAAAAGGAAATATTCGTCATGGTAAACTTAAGTCTCAAAAAGAACTTAAGAAAATTACTGATAGTGAAGAGTATAAAGATTCTGATTACGAATCTAAAACTAAAATGCTTAATAGAGCTACTGCTAAAAAAGGTGGAAGAATGTCTTTTAAAGGTGGGGGAGCTTCTACAAAAGGCATAAATAAAAATGCTTATGGTAAAAACTCATAATGAGAAATTTTTATAATAAAGGCGGACCAACTTTAACTAAAGCACAAAAAACTTTACCTACTGAGTTAAAGAAAAAAATTTTAATGTCTAAAAAAAATAAAAAAAAGAAGACAAATAAAAAATCACCTATTGGTGAAATGGTTAGAACGTAATGGCAAAGCTTTGTGCAAAAGGCAAAGCAGCCGCTAAAAGAAAGTTTAAAGTATATCCTTCAGCATATGCTAACATGTACGGTTCAGCTGTATGTTCAGGTAAAGTTACACCAGGTGGAAAAAAAAAGAAAAAATCTAAAAAAAGAAAATAATGCGAGCTTACTATTCAGAAGGTGGTTTGAGAAAATGGGTATCGGAAAAATGGGTAGACATTGGAGCACCGAAGAAGAACGGGAAGTATCAACCTTGCGGAAGAAGCAAAGGCTCAAAGAGGAAATATCCAAAATGCGTCCCACTTGCAAAAGCCACACAGATGTCAAAAGGGCAAAAGGCGAGTGCTGTCAAACGAAAAAGAGCAGCGGGTAATCCTGGCGGTAAACCAACTAACGTAAAAACATTTGCATAATGAACTTAGAAAAAGATTTAAAAGAATTAAGAAGACAAAAGCAATTAAAAGAATCTGCTATTGCTCAACTTAGAAAAAGAAGTAAAGACTCTAATGCTAGACCTAGAGCAGAAACTAATATTTTATCAAAAAACCCAGAGATGCAGAAAATCTAATGAGAAAAAAAGAAAACCCTATTAGAAAAACTACTACAGGTAAGGGTGCTAATTATAGAAAAACAAAATCAGGTGCTGGTATGACAGCTAAAGGTGTTAAAGCTTACAGAGCTGCTAACCCTGGATCAAAATTAAAAACAGCTGTAACAGGTAAAGTTAAAAAAGGATCAGCTGCTGCAAAACGTAGAAAATCTTATTGTGCAAGATCAGCTGGTCAACTTAGAAACTCATCAGCTAAAACTAGAAATGATCCTAATTCAAGAATAAGACAAGCAAGAAGACGTTGGAAATGTTAGATAGATTGCTATTGAGTTTTTTTGGTGGATTAGATAATGTATTTTCTAAAATAGAAACATACGCTATTAAACTTACTGAATGGTGTTGGCATTCAAGAGTTAATTTATTACATAAAAAAAGGAGAAAGAGTAATGTTAAACGAAGAACTAGTAATACTAAGTAAAATACAAAAACATCTAAAACAATCTTATGAAGATATTGCAGATACCATGATTGGTGGAGGTATTGACAATATGGAAAAATACAAGTATATGATGGGACAGGCACATGCCTATTTAAAAATATCACAGGAAATCTCTAACCTGCTAGAACCTAAGGAGCAAAAAAATGATATTAAAAGATCAGAAAACGTCGTCGATTTCGAAAGAACCGAAAGTTAAGTCGGCACTATTAAATAAGTACGAAGAAAATAGTCAAAAAGAATTAGATGGCTATGAACGTCTTAAATCAAAAGAATCAAATAAATTACCTAGACCAACCGGTTGGCGATTAGTTGTTCTTCCATTTAAAATGAAAGAAAAAACTAAAGGTGGATTATATCTTGGAGCAGACACATTAGAAAAACAACAAGTAGGATCTACTTGTGGTTTAGTTCTTGAAATGGGTCCACACTGTTATGACAAAGATAAATTTCCAGAAGGACCTTGGTGTAAAAAAGGTGATTGGATAATCTTTGCAAGATATGCAGGATCAAGAATCCAAATAGATGGTGGGGAAATAAGAATGCTAAATGACGATGAAGTTTTAGCAACCATTGATAACCCTGAAGATATACTTCATCAATATTAATCATAGAAGGAGATAAAACTATGCCAATGGATAATAAAGTCGATCTAGATACATCTGGTCCAGCAATGGATGTTGATATTCCTGAAGAAAAAAATTCATCAGAAATTGAACAACCAGAAGTAAAAGAAGAACCAACAGTAAGACCTGTTGTAGAAGAAAAAGAAGGTGAAGATAAAACTTTTGAAAATGAACGTGAAATTAAATTAGAAGAAAATCAAGAACCTCAAGTTGATCAAGTTGATAAAGATAAAGAGTTAGAGCAGTATAGTGACGGAGTTCAAAAAAGAATTTCTAAACTAACAAAAAAATGGAGAGAAGCTGAAAGACAAAAAGATGAGGCTTTAAATTTTGCTCAATCTCAAATTAAAGCAAAACAAATTGCTGAACAAAAAATATCTAAATTTGAACCTGAGTATTTCAAAAACGCTGAAGATAGTATTACTAATGGTTTAGAAGCAGCCAAAGCAAAATTATCTGCTGCAAGAGACGCTAATAATCTTTCTGCAGAAGCAGAAGCTTTAGCAGCTATTTCAGAACTTGGTTTTAAAAAAGCTAAATTTAATGAAACTAAAACTGCTCAAGAAGAATGGAATAAAAACAGGGAAACAGAAGTTAGACAACCTGAAATAAATCTAAATAGACAACGAGCAGCTCAAGGTACACCGGATCCTAAAGCCGAAACATGGGCTACAAGAAATTCTTGGTTTGGACAAGATACGGCTATGACCTATACAGCCTTTGATCTACATAAAAAATTGACAGAACAAGAGGGTTATGACCCATCTAGTGATGAATATTATTTAGAAATAGATAAAAGAATAAGACTTGAATTTCCACATAAATTTGATATAATTTCAGATAAAGGGGAAATTTCGACTAAACCCGTACAGACTGTAGCTAGCGCTAAAAGAAGTACAAACACTGGTCGCAAAACTGTGAGACTCACATCTTCACAGGTAGCAATTGCTAAAAAATTAGGTGTGCCACTAGAAGAATATGCGAAACAATTAAAAATCACGAAGGAGGCATAAGCATATGCAAAATAATAATGAAAAAAGAGCATCCCGTGCGAGTCAAACTAGAGAAAAAGAATCTAAGAAAAAAGTTTGGACTCCACCTTCATCTTTAGATGCACCCCCTGCACCAACAGGTTTTAAACACAGATGGATAAGAGTTGAATCTATGGGATTTCAAGACACTAAGAATGTCGCTGGAAGACTTAGATCAGGATACGAGCTTGTAAGAGCTGATGAATATCCAGATTCTGAATTTCCAATTGTGGATGATGGAAAATACAAAGGGGTAATCGGAGTTGGAGGCCTAGTGCTGGCTAGGGTACCGGAAGAGATTGCAGAACAAAGAACTGACTATTATGTTAAACAAGGTCAGGACAATGTTGAAGCAGTAGACAACGATCTTATGAAGGAACAGCACCCAAGTATGCCGATCAATATTGATCGACAGACACGTGTAACCTTCGGTGGTTCAAAGAAAAGTTAATTTTTTAACAATTCCTACCCAACGAATAAAATAAACCCGTGAGTGGAGGCCCGCAAGGGTAGCTCACAAAAGGAGAAAATATAATGGCAAACCAAGACGCAGCTTTCGGTTTGAAAGCAATAGGAAAAGTTGGCCAGAATAGAGACAACCAAGGTCTATCCGAATATAGTATTGCAGCAAACGCAGCAGCAATTTACCAAGGTGATCCTGTCGAAATGGCAGCCACTGGTACAATTACTGTAGCAGCAGCAACAGATACTTTATTAGGACCACTTAATGGTGTTTTCTATACTGATGCTTCTACAAGCAAGCCAACATGGGCAAACCATCTGAATGCAAGTAACACTGCAACAGATATCGTAGGATTCGTTTCTGACGACCCTTACGAAAGGTTTGAAGTACAATCAGACGGCGCAACTGCAGCAGCAGACGTCGGTCTAAACGCTGACATTGTGTATGCAGCAGGATCTTCACCAGATTATGTATCTAAAGTTGAATTAGATTTTTCTGATCAGAAGACAGCAACAGCACAATTAAGAATTATGGGGATTTCAAAAGATCCTAGTAATGACACAGCAGGATCTGCTAATGTTAATCTAGTTGTTATGATTAACGAGCATTTCTTAAAAGGAACGGTAGGTATATAATGGCCATAAGTAGAGGACAACTAGTTAAAGAACTAGAACCAGGTCTAAATGCACTATTTGGACTTGAATATAAACGTTACGAGAATCAGCACGCTGAAATATATGCTACAGAATCTTCAGACAGAGCGTTTGAAGAAGAAGTTATGTTATCAGGTTTTGCTCAAGCTCAGACTAAAGCAGAAGGAAGTGGAGTTGTTTTTGACAATGCTCAAGAAACTTTCACTGCAAGATACACACATGAAACTGTGGCTCTTGCTTTTGCAATTACTGAAGAAGCTATTGAGGATAACT